CCGCAAGCTAAACCCCCCGCAGGAACCTTAACTAGCTCTGAGACATAGATAGTGGTGTAATTTAGAACGTCAGTAATATTATGACCGTGTTTTGCCTGAATAGCCTTTGCTATAAAACTAGCAATTGTGTGACTTCCCCAGTACCATCCGTGAGGCCCGGTGTAACCATCTTCGTAAATACGAAGTTGGTTGGCTTTAAACTTTTTAAATCCAGTTTGTTCTGTATTCATGATTTATTTTCCTAAGTGAGGTACTTAAATTAAGCAGTTTACTGACTTGCTTAGGTCACTAAATTTTAAAACCATCTAAGGAAAGATAAATTTTACTGACATAGATGCAACCTTATCCTTAAATGCTTCTAGGGTAATAATTGCGTCGTATTCTTTACGGGAAAGCTTATCCTGTAAATACTCATGAAGCTTTAGCCTTAATCTTGTCATCAAAAGCATCTATGATGTTTTGCCCTATTTTTGCTTTTTCAATTGCGCTAGACTTATTCCATTCTAAGTAAGAACCTGGAATGTCAATGTTAGCGGCGACCAACTTTTTGACAGCTAACCTAGCCGCTTCTTTTTCGCTTAGATTTTCATACTTAACTGGGTTTCTAGTTTTAAATCCTACACTAGACATTATTTCTAATCCTGTTGGGATGTGATGAATGCTGTAAGCGTCATTTTCTCCCGCAGAAATCAGATAATCGCCCAAAGCTTCTCCTTTTACTTTTCTAGTTTCACCTTCTCTGTTTAGAATAGATACGGTCTGTTTGGTAAATTTTGTGTTATCGATTACTTCTTGAAACTTATTTACGCATGGCATCTCACCAAAAAGATTTAATTCTAATTGTTTAGTTCTGGGTTCAATTGCTTGAGTTTCGGTTATATTGACTTGAGTATCCTTAGATTTATTAATTGTCTTTTCTGGTTTTCGATAAAACTCGTCTTTAAATGCTTGTTTCTTCTCGATCCATAGACAGTATTTTTCTGTTAATCCCCTTTTATCCATTTCTTGCTGGTATTGATCAACCCAATAAACTACCTGTAGAAGGAGATGGCGATCTCCCCATTGAATATCTTTTTGTGCCTTAAAGTCTTTTTGCATTGATTGGGCAGCCAAAGAATACTTCCATCCGTCAATAATTTTTTTGTCTGTCAGTTTAGGAGATAGCACGTTGCAGCAGTGTTTTTTAAGGGTAGAAACACTAACAGGGATTTTAACAGTTATATTTTTTACTTTTATTTCTTTTTTGGGCTTTAACTGCTCAATAGCTGATTCTACTTTTAGAATTTCTATAACAATCTTAGCCTTGGCACGATTGCCTTTTGTAATTTTAAGTTGAGATTTCAATCGAGCTAATTTAGTTTGTAAAGTGTTCATTGTTTTAATCCTTGTGTGTTTTGTTTATATTTTATTGTGGATCATTCTCCCAGAAATGTCAACTGTCTGGGAGAATTATTTCTGAACGTTTGTACTACTTTATTACAATTTCTTGAATTTTTGAGTCGTGACTAAAAACTCAATTTTAGATATTCTATCGTTAATCAGTTTTAACTCATCTTTTATAAATTGTATTGTCTCCCGATCATAGGATTCTCCCGATGATTTTTTACCTGTTTTTAATGCCTTTTCAAAGATAGGACGTTCTTTTATGTCCTTGATATACCGTTTTTTCTGTGTTGTTAAAGTATCTCTTTCTTTTGATGCGTTAACAGCATCTTTAGCATTCCGGAATAGTCTATCGTCAAACTGTTGACGCTTACTGTCTGATTGATTTCTAATACCACCAGTGTCAGCGGCAGGGCTAGAGTTTAAGATATTGTTGTGATTTTGAGATGTAATTCCGTTTATATCGTTATTTAATTTTTCAATCTTACAGTCAAGGGCGTTGATTGTATTAACGACTCGTTCTTTTGTAGATTCTGGAATTGATAACTTTTGTAACCATTCTGGTTGAGGTAATGTTACTACTTCATCTTTAAAAGATTGCATATTTTTAATCGTTGAGGACAAAAACTCAATATTTGATTCAATTTCTAATATATTTAAAACGATTTTAGCTTTATTCCGATTACCTTTAGTAACTGCTAGTTGAGCAGTTAATCTAGCTAGGCTAGTCTGGTATTTGTTTAGCTTAGATTGTTGAGTGTTCATTGTTTTAATCCTTGTGTGTTTTGGTTACTTCCTATTGTGGATCATTCTCCCAATAAAGTCAATAGATTGGGAGAATCTTTTCTGAGCAGATGTACTAAGTATATTTACCTGTTACCATTGTAGATAGATTGTAGATAGGGTGATCGACAACCGAAACCGTTACCTTGTAAAGGTTCTAGACTTTGTTGATAATGTCGATGTCTTATAAAGGAAAAAGATAAAAGAATAAACCAGACTGGACAATAAAAAACTGTAGAGTAAAAAAAGCAACCAAAGTCAACAGCAAGGCTGTTGGATTGTGATTCGATTGTAGATAAGGTTATCTACAATCGAAAGCCTTGCAGGGTATAGGTTTCAAAGCTTGTTTATCTTGTTGGCACTTTATACAGGGGAAAGAAAATAGGGAGAGATAAACGAACTAGACAATAAGAAAAGGATAAAAAATCCTGACACGGGGAAATAGAGTAACAATACTAACAAAGTCTGAAACCTATATATATCAATGCTTTTTACTGTTAATAACCTTATCTACAATCTATTTACAAACCAACAAACTATAAACCCCCTATGAGTCCATAGGGGGTTTATATGGGTTTAGGTATTTTTACCGTTTTTTATCGTTTCTCATGAGCATTCGACCGCCTCGCCATCCCCGTGCTTTTTCTCGTTCGGTTTCGAGTAGGTTGAATTTAGCTATATCGCGCTCTTTTTCAGCGTGTAATTCTTCGATCACTAGCCGCTTATAGTCAAGCATCGAGTTTTTACTGCTAAAGTCAGCGATCATAGTCTTTTGAGTTTTGATCAACTCCTCTAGTATTTGCTTCTCTTCGCTTAGTTTGACGATTTGGCTCTCAAGTTGCCTTACCTCTTTAATTGCCTCGCTCTTGACGCGAAAACCAGCTAATGTGTGAAGGAATAATCGGACTCCTAGCTTAAGCACTTGAGAGGCTAACTCAGGATTATCCTTTGGCAACCACTTACAGATTAGGTCTTCTGGGATTAGATAAACCCCTTGCAACCCGCCCTCTGTTTGAATTTGAGCCTGTTTTAGCAATCCTAATCCTAACCCCATTGTGTTACCCCCTTGTAACCCGCTCCCTGTTTGAATTTGAGGGTGATTTGGAGATTCAGAAGTTACCCCCTTGCTATCTTCTTTAGATAGCCGGGTTAACCGCATAGTGATAGCGCTGGAGCTTTTCCCAGACATACGAGCATATCCTTTGATTGAGGCAAAGCTTTCACCGGTCTGAGTGTCGATAATTAGCTCGATGCCGTCGTGATCAAAACGTTGTAAAATTAGATCAGCCATATTAGCCTCTACAGTAGGTTGACTTGGTTAGTCCCTCGCGTCAACGAGGGCATATTAATATTGTACTACATTAAATAATCAATTATTCCCTAATATAGAAAATTCTATATTAGGGAATCTGGACACAAAAAAACGAGAATCGGGAAACCTATTAACAGTAGCAACAAACTAATAAAACGTATATATATCAATACTTTTCACTGTTAATATTGCTAACAATCTGTTAGCAGTGTATTAACTAAAAACCCGTCAATCAATTGACGGGTTTTGATTAATTAAATTTTTTGTACTCTTGTAGTATTAGGTCGGTTGCCTCCTCAATTTGGTTTCCTTTTGATAGCAGTTCAAGGACTTTAGCCAGAACTTGTCTGACTCGTTCTTTACCTATTCCTAATTCTGCTGTAGTTGATGCCACTCTAAAGCGATAGTTCCGATGACGGGAAGTTACAGGCACTGGGTCAAGATTATTGTTTTTTGCCCACACTAGATAGATGTAGGCTTGTCTAGGTGTTATCACTTTTGTTTTTTTAGTCTTAATCAAGATCGAGTAATAAAGCTTTCATTTTTTCAAATTTTCCTCTACTTAAGCTTCGGGGTATCCCTAATAGGGATTATTAGATAAAGCGCACGCAACTACGATTATAGTTCATAGTTTCAATTCCTATTAGGAGTTCTTTGTGCAACTACCTTAAGTAAATCACTTAATTCTTGAAAATAGGTGTTTTGCTGTGCCACTTTAGGCACTGACACGCTGAGAAAAACGATAGCATACCTCTTGATAGGTGTTGTCCGAGTGTGACAGTTTATCAGGTGTCACAATGCTTGGGGACATCTAAAGCAGTTATTCCAGTGATTTACTGTCACTGGAATAACTAAGAATCTATTTAAAGTAATAAGCACTAGACCAAGTGCGTGCGTCAGCCGACTACTATTTCAAATCGGTTACTGGAATTACACCAGCAAGCTTAGAACGACTCATTAACCAGTCTCACCAGCCGACTACTATTTCAAGTCGGTTACTGATCCGCCCAGTAGCTTATGGAGGCTCTAATTAATGGATGCACTCGGTTTAGTGCTTATATTTTAAATATATCATGATAATTTTCAGATAGTTGGCAAAGCGTGACAGTTTATCAAGTGTCACTGTGGATACTTTTGTACTGATTATTCTGTAAACCACTGTAAATAAATCTGATGCGCTATCTGTGCAGTCATTACAGGAGGAACTGACATACCAATTAAATACTTTGGATCGATATTTTTAAAGTTGTAATCGAGTGGATAGCTACCAATTAGGCAAGTTGCTTTATTTGATATATAATTATTTAAGTTACTGTGTATTAGTTTATTTTTGTTTGCTATTACTGTTAAAGGCGTTTGATTTTCTAAGCAAACAAAAGTAAATCCAATACCGCCGATTTTGCCATTTAAACTTTTTTTATGTGTTTGTAACGCACCTGTTGATGTTATAGGGTTTTTTAAAAGTTTTTTTATATAATTACATTTAATTGCTTCTCCAATTTCATTTGTTCCAAATTCACCAAACAAAATTGGCTCTTCATTAAAATTTAACTCTAGATTTTTAAAGTTTAAATCATTCCTTTGGCAAATAAAAAATACTCGCTCACGTTTTTGAGGCACTCCCATGCTCGCAGCATTCAAAAGAAATAACTGTACTTTATATCCTGCTTTTTCAAATTCATCTTTTATTCGCTTTACATACGCTTTGGCATTACCTTGAATAATTCCTTTAACATTTTCAGCGATAACGACCTTTGGCTGTAGTTTTTTTGCTAATCGTATGTAATCAAAGAAAAGGTCATCAAGTCGCTGTTTAGCCTGACCTTCCCTAAATACTTTTTCTTTCCCCCAGTCTTTTTCTCTATTTCCTGCCATGCTAAATGAAGAGCAGGGAGGTGAGCCGTCTAAAATATCTAGGTTGTAAAGTTCATCAGGAAGAGTTGCACGATCAGCAAAATCTCTTATATCTTCAATAAATAAATATTTAGGATTGTGGTTAGCTTTATATATATTAGCTACTTGCGGGTCTATTTCAACACCTCCTAAATGGTCAAAACCTGCTAACTTGTAACCCATAGTCGAACCACCGCCACAGATAAAAGTACCAAATACTTTTAACCCATGTTTTTCAATTCCGGGTGCTGGGTATTCATCTGACAAATTCCACTTATATGCAAATTTATGTTTAGTCATTACCTAAAAGCTTCCATACTGCTTGTTCGGGTGTCGATGCTA